GACCTTCCGGGTAGGCGGTAAAGCCCAGGCCGTTTGTGGCGCGGATCTTGTTGGCGAGATTGGCGACGAGAGCAGCTTTGTCGCGGTCCGACCAGATGGGGAAGTTGTTGAGGTCGGTTGTGCCTGTGACGTAAAAATCGTTGGCGATTCCAAATGTGTAGACGATTCCGTTGATCGTTACCGTATCTCCGGTGGTAGGTTTGGCAGGAAACAGGATTTTGGCCTGGGCGGAAATACCGGAGGCCGCGACAGAAATGTCCTGATACATAGGGTCACTCTAGGGTGACGAGGGCGGCGGGGTCAAGGGCGGCGAGCGGCTGGCTTCTTTTCAGAACGGCTTGTCAACTTCAGGGCCTGGTTCCCGCTTTCCTCGATTAAATCGAGAATGGATCCCTTCGAGGGCGTAGGCCGCGTTTTCTGAGATGGTTCCGGAGGTGTTGGCATGGCGGTATCCTGCTTGTGCTGACTTCTCTATCATATAGAACCATCGGGCAGCTTGCAAGGCAGAAGGTGATAAATTTAACCCGGTCTTTTTCTGGAACAGCTCGTTGAACTTCTTGGCGAAGGATTGGAAAAGCTCGTGTTCCTCCACATTTACGGGCAGCCCAGTGCCGCTCTTAAACATGTCGGGGAAGTGGGATCGGATAAAACGACCTTCCCAGATGTCCGTCGTGGTAAAACGATCGTCTCCGATACAATTTAGGGTATAGGCGCCGACCTTGGGCCCGAAAATAAACATGCGAGGGATCAGCTTGTCCTGACCGGTGGCCTCTTTGGTTACGCGGCGGATATTTCCGAGGTCAGATACGGAACTTTTAAAGCCGGCTTCTTTGTTGAACTTTTGCAGTTCCGCGGTATTGACCCCTTCCGACATGAAGTCCTTCACTTTTTCCCAGGACCCAAGTTTGTCATACTGGTCTTGGAGGACGTGGGAAGCGAAAAGTTTGTTGGGGGCCGCGGCGCCGGCGAGAACGAAGGGACCTTTCCCGGCCTGGCGGTTTCCCTTGGCGGACTCAGTCAGCGTCATGGCCCGGATGTTGCCTTCGGTATGGACCAGGTGGAACAGGTTGGCCGCGTCACGGATACTTGCCGCCAATGGCGTCTTCGGGGACATGAGGCCGGTAAATAGTCGGAAAGCGGTGAACTGGTCGTCCGTCATTTCCGGGTACTCTTCCCGCACAATCTCTTTAGTCTTGGCCCAGTCGGTGTGATAGTAGTCGAGATACTTCGGATTGTGCTGAAGCCACTCGTTTAAGTCAGTAGTAGCGTGCTCTGCGGCACGGTTGAGATTTTGAAGGGATGGCTTCAGGTTGAGACCCGTTTTCTTGATCAGCTTGGGCCAGAATTTTTCGTAAAAATCTTCGTCTAGGGCCTTCGATTTTTCCTGAAGTTCCGGGTCGGCAGCGGCGCGCGCGGCAGCTTCGGTGATACCGGGGCTGTAGGCTTTTCCGATCTGAACCTGGTCGTAGACCGGATGTTCTTTCCCGCGGATATCGATGGTGCCGGCAACTTCTCCCGGGTTGATTGCTCCGCGGCCCGTGGGGCGGAGCCGGGGCTCACTGGTTTTATCTGGGTAGCGAGCGAGTTCTACTCCGTCAGTGAAGTCGGCTTTCAGGGCGTAAACGTGTCCCTTGGAATTCTCCACAGACACCAGGGTCTGGGTTTTTGGCGGATCTTCGGAGGTCCATTTCCAGCCGGCGGACTGCTTAAAAAGATTGGTGCGTACGACCGGCCCCTCGCCGATTTTATTGGCTTCTTTGTCAGTCGTGAATTTAGGCTTTCCGGAGCTGACATCGATTGTCCCCGTCGAGTATTTTTTACCCGTTAGTTCATCGCCCGTTTCCGCGTCGAAATACTTACCGCCTTTTTCGTACTGGGATACGTTGAACCCCTGCATGAATTTCGGCGTCTCTTTTTTAGTACTCTGGCGATCGGCTTCTTCTCCCGTACCGGTGAAGCGTTCCGGAACGACAGCGACGGAAGGACTGTAGGCGCCGGTAAACCGCGGTGCATTGGAAGGTCGAAGATCACCTTTTAGGTGGAGATCGATCGGGATCATGGTTCCGTTGGGAAGCTTGATCCAGTTTCCGCGGTGGGCATCCCACATTTCAACGTCACTACCGAAATGACCCCAGCGGTGGCGCTCTTCCATCTCAAAATCACGGTCCTCGAGGTATTTCCAGAGTTCTTCAGTCGTGGGGTGGGTTCCTTCTACGAAGTTCATCTTGGTGACCACGCTGGGCCAGGTCGCGTGAGGCACGATCCCGAGGACCTGGATGTTTAATTTTCCTCCGGTCAGGAGATTCATGTCCCGGAGGTTTTTGAAGTAAGCAAGGTCCGATCCGGCGATGCCCCACTTCCCGGGTTTCACGACCTTGATGACCGACTTGTCGTCCGGGTTGATGTAGACCGAATGCTCGACCGTGGCTACCTTAGCCTTGTAAGGCTCCAGGGCCCGGATGTCCGAGGGTTTTATAATTTTACCAGTCTGGGCAGCCCATTTTAGGAGGGCGTCCGAGTCGTTGGATCCAGGATCTTGTCCTGTGTCCTTTAGGTAACTTTGGAAGAAGTATTCCGGCGAAACGAGGCCAGTACTTGCGATCTTGTCATACGCTTCACTCGCTCGGCGTTCAGGTCCAGTCCCTTCGATATCTCGTCCTTGAACTCCTCCAGCGTCTTCGGCGGCTTTCCCTGACGAGCCAGGGCTAAAGGCTTTGCTTCGGTAGTTGGGCTCGACGGTGCGGAGCGACTCGTCGAGATCCCGAGAAAGCCCGGCTTGAAGAGATTCTTGACGTGCGGCTTCAGGGGTAGTTGCGTCGGCAGGGTCTGGAGATTCCCCTTCGACGTTGCCAGGGCGTCCTTCAGGGTTGTCGAAAGTGGTAATGTTGAAGGGCTGGTAGAATCGCTCATCTTTGGGTATAGTATAGTTAGCTAAGTGTTTGTCAAGTTCTTTGTCTGCGCCCGCCAGTTCCCGACGGAAAGTGCTGCCTTCCGGAGGGGTGTAAAACTGATCACCGATAACCATAACCTGGCGTTCGCCGTTCGGGAATAGCGAAAACCCTCCAAGCAGTGGAAGATTTGCACTGTCTTTGATCGTAGCCAGGTCCTCCATCAGGGCTTTCAGCTTCTCCTCGCTGAAGCTGGCCGGCAGTCCGATTGTTAGGGCCCCGTTTGTGGCTTTTTCGCCGGCACCCGGTACGCGGAAGACATTCCCCTGGCTCTGGTGAGCGGCTACGGTAATCGCGCGCATGAATTCGTCGGCCACCTGCTCAGATTTCGAGTTCCGGCTGGCTAGGGTGACGACGATATTGGGGGACACCTCGGTTTTATTGGTCTCCGGGTTGAACCAGCCGCCGACCGCGGGGCGAACGCTCTGTACTTTTACCTTAGTACCGAGTAATCCCGACAATTTACCCGACAAAGCGTCCGCAAATTTATGGGTGATGGACCGGATAGGGTCCTGGTCGTCCGAACCTCGTAGACGGGCTTCGGCCTCGTGTAAGGCGTCAGGGTAGGCGCCCTTCTGGTGCGTGGCGACCTCGAAAGGAACTTTGGTCTCGTCAGAAGGGCTGAATTGAGAATTCAGATGAGGGGGTTGATACAGGTACTGTATCCGATTGGTTTTAGGGTCATCGTGTATAACTTGTTTTTCTAAATCTTCTCCCCATTTTTTAAGAACATTCTTCTGAGACAAAGACAATGCGTGATCCGAGTTGCTTAAAATCTCGTCGTGATCTGTGTTAACAATTCGGGCATACCCCCTACGAAATAACTCCTCTAGGGCGTTGGGGTACTGCTTTCCCGATTCTTCAGATTCTAAAAACCTTTCTGCAGCTCGGGCGTGCAGATCATCTTTATCTTTTAAAAATATAGGATTTCCTGATCGGTCTAGCCACGCTCCCCGCTTCCCTTTCAGGGACTCCTCTTTTTTACCCTCATCGCTAGGGCTGAAGTGAGAATTCAGATGGGGCGGCTGGTACACGTATTTAACTCGATTAGCGTCGACCGCTTCGTGGATAACTTCCTTACCTGTGTCCTCGCCCCAGCTTTTAAGAACTTTATTTTGCGAGGGGGTCAAGGCGTGGTCCCCGTTCGTCAGAATCTGGCTGTCTCCGTTGACTACGCGAACGTGCCCACGCTCGAACATAAGGTTCATGGATTCTATACCCTGGTCCCGTTTAGATTTAGCTGAATTCATCTTCTTCAGCTCGGCTGCACTGAGTCCGTTTTCAGGCCCCTGCAGGTATCGCATTGCTGCTGATTCGTGGTCTTCATTTTCGCCCATCGGAAGAGTATTTCCGCTGCGATCTAGCCATGCCCCATACCGGCCTTGGATGTAGGGTTTTTTGTAGTACTCATCGCTGGGGCTATAGGCCTTATCTATCGCCCCCTGCACCTTGGGCGGCAGCAGTGCGGCCTTTTGCTCGGCGAAGGGGCGGTCTTTCGGGTGAACGAAACCCTCCTCGCCGCGCGCAGGAATTTCTCCGTCAGCGTTGCGGAGATGTTTTCCGAAATTTACCCAGGAGTTTTGTCCCATGGTTTCGGATGTCATAGCCGGGCGCGCGGCATCGCTAAACATCGCACGGTGGTCCAGGAAGGCGTTCAACTCGCCGCGGGGTCCGAACTCGTGGCCGTTCTGGGCGTGGCCGTACAGGTCATGCACCGCGCGGAAGGCGTCGTTTGCCATAACCGCGTGACCGTCGGGTGTCTGAAGGACTTTCAGGAGCGGGTGATTCTCATCGTAGTCGCCGGATCCGAACTCGTGGAAAGGCGTTCCTTCCGGGAGCGTCGGAAAATAGTAAAGGTGCTTATTGTCGCGGACATCTGCCGTCATCTCACGAGAATTCGCGTAGGGCTGCCCGGGCTTGGTCCAGGGTTCGAAGGTGTAGCCGGCATCCACGGCATGGGACCACTGGTTGGCCGTTTCCTGCATGAAGGCCCGGTAGGAGGCCTGTACCGCGGGGTCGCGAGGATTGGATTTCAGGGCGTCGTAGGCGTCAGCCACCCGCTTGGAAAGTTCCGGTATCAACTTGGCGTAGCCCTGGTGAGGAGTTGGCAGACCGGGGACGGTTTCCCGGTAAGAGTCGGCCATGCGACGGACTTCATCGTCGCCTTTCTGGTGCGCGCCGTTGGCACCGGAGGGGCTGTACATCAGGCGGCGGTTCTGCTGGGCCTGTTGAAATTTCTCTTCTACTGTTTTTTTACCTAGAGTCAGTTTATGGGAATCTTCGTCGAAAGATACAGCTCGCTGGTGACTCCCGAGGGCAAAAACTACAGGCAAACGCCCCATGTGACGGGTCTCAGTTTCTTTACCCTTGGGGCTGAAATTCATCTTCGCCTTCGGATAGCTGAACGGCATTTTCTGGCCCGTTGGTTGCAAATCGTTCATGCGATCCAATCGGAAAGCCTTCACCGCGGAGTTCGACCGTTTCTGGCCGTCCTCGACGAGTTGGGCGGAATACGGGTTGGCGCCGGCATTGTCCTTGGTAGAAATACCGAAAAGCTCGTTCAAGAAGTTCTTTTCCGGGAGCGAAAAGGTGCGGGCAGGCAGTCCCGTCGGCGGGTGCGCGGGGTCGGCAGGAAGTCCCTGTCCGGTGTAGCCGGAATCCTGGTTCTGCAAATAATCGGAAAGGGCCTTGGCGACGTCTTGGGGCTGGATCGGAATTTTACCGCCGCGGCGCGTGAGAGCGTCCACCGCGTCGTGGTAATTCTTGTGAAATTGGTCCAAGTCCAGCGTGGTAACCGTGATATTGTTGTCCCGGGTGACGGTCAGCAGAAACGGAACGATGGTGCGTTCGGAAGAGCCTAAAGTGGCGTAACGTCCTTTCTTGCCGGCGGTCTGGTAAATCAGATCGAAGGCCTGACCCTGGGGGTTTTTCATGGCCTCGTTGAGTTTCCGGAAAGCTTCTATCTGCCACTTGTTAAAAGCGTTGGATCGGGCAATCGCGGCGAGCTGTTCATCAGCCAGGAATCGACCCTGCAGGGTCCGTTTCGTCTTACCCTTGGCGTCGGTTTCCACGCGGCTGCGGATGGCCCCGTCGGGAAGCTTGGATTCATCCTGACCGACCAGGGCATCAAAGACAGCCTTGGCCTGCTTACGGGACATCGCCGCCGCGGCAGCCGCGGGGCGTTGGCCGATCAGCTTTCCGTTCTCGTCGAACACCAAATCATTAGACACGCCGAAAATCTTGGTAGCCACCTGCGGTGCGGCTTGTAACTCCCGGAAATTGTACGTGGTTCCGGTCTTCTCTCCCGCACCGACGTATTCCGGTTTCTCTCCTGCCTTCAGGGTTGGTTCCTTGATGCGCGAGGCCTCGAGTCCGAGGGCGATTAGACCACTCATCTTTTTGTCGCCGTAAGCCTTGGCGGCTTCCGCGGCACCGAACCGCGGGGCGATCCGTCCCTGGGCGTATTTGCGGTCCAAATATTCCCGGATACCAGGGGCGCCAAGACGTTCCGCGGTGGACCCCACCAGCTTGGACAGGGCATCGTTGCGACGGTACATGTACGAAAATGCACTTTCTCCCTTGGAATTCTGGCCCGCGAGATAGGGGGCCAGAGATTCCGCGGTGAATTCGTTTGCCAGGTACCGGATATGGGCATCTGAATCGTAGGGTACACGGCGCGCCGCAGCATCGGCAGGGCTGAAGGGAACCTCCAGGTTGTGCTTGCCTAGGGCGGCGGTGTAACGATTGATAAAAGCATTGAATTCGGCGTTCGGTTGGAACTGGCCGGCGTCGGAATACTGCCCCAGCATACCGGGCGTTTTCAGGTCCTTGTTTCCGAGCAGATGCGTGAAAAGTTTCTGGGCCACGTCTGGAAGCATCGTGATAACGTGAGTGATTTCGTGAGCAGCGATCTGGGCGCCGATGCCTTTGGGTTCCATTGGATTTAAAACCACGACTCGCTTTCCGATAGAGGATTCATATGCTGCGGAAGAGGCGCCCGTGGTCGGATCCAGTTTTACGACGACGTCGGGCCGCGTGGCGGCAAACGAGGCTACGAGCTGTGCTGCTTGGGGATCGCGCTGGTGGAGGTCGTTGTAAAGCTTGACCTGCTCGTCCGCGGTAGAACCGACCTGCGTGGCATGTTGGATCATCCGCTGGATGAAGGTCATGCGGTCGGCCAAATTACGCGCGGCAATCGCGGCAGCACTCTGATCGGCGAAGGGGTGAATGGCGGTAGCGCCGAGGCCGGCGAAGCCGAGATTCTGGCCCAGCTCCTGTCCAAACTGGTTCATGTCGCCGTTGGCAGCGAGAAACTGGAGGGGAATAAACGGATTTACGAGTCCCCCATGGAGGGTGGCGCCGGCAAGCTTTCCCGTGCTGGTGAGGACATTGCCGATGCCGGTGTCGTCCAGGGCCTTGAAAATAGCCTGGGGGACGCCCGTGGTGGTCCGGGACATGCGCTCGAAAAAGTTGGTGGTGCCTTCCCCGCCGGCCAGAGCATTGGAGGCGGCGCGAGCGGTATTTCCGGACTGCTGAAGAGCTGAAGGGAGGGCTTCTCCGGCGAGAACCGCGGCACCGTGCTCGATGCCACCACCCAGGATACCGACGATCAGGGCTAACTTTTCCGGCTCAGATATTTTTTCAGCGATCTCCGGGGAAATTCCCAGGTTCGTCAGGGCATGTGGAATCGCTGCCCGGACGGCTTCGAGCTTGTCGCCCGAGGCGTTGAGGCCGGTGCCGGCTGCTGCGAGTATTTTTTGCGCCAAGGTTTTGTCGATTTGCTGTGCTCCGGATTTCCAAAGGGTGGCGCCCAGCCGAGAAGCGGCTCCAGCTCCAAGCGGTGCCAGATTAGTGACATCCAGGAGGGGTGAAAGTTGTTCCTGCTGGGGGAGAGCAGAGGCCGGGGTGGCAAGGGTCGGATCGATGCGACCCTCCAGAGCACTTGCGGCGCCGGCAACGCCGCCCTGGAGCCAACGCTGGCGCTCCGCTGCCTGTTCCTGCATGGTGTCGTACCATTTACCGTACTGCGAACGCATCTCATCGTCTGATTCTGGATTACCTGTCAAGCTACGGTAAGCGCCAGTGGCCATATTCGCCGCACCGGTGCCGGCGTTCTGGATGAGGCGGGGAAGTCCGACGAGATTGGCGAGGGCGGTGTTGGCTCCTGCGGTGACCTTCTGGGTCGGTGTCAGATTCGGATTGGTCGCGAGACCGTAGGCGCCTTCAGCAACGCCGGGAACGGTCTGGGTAACAAAGTCGCTGATTCCTTGGCCGATTCCGCCGATAGTGTCGCCGATTTTATCGGGAATGGACTCTTTGGACTGGGCCAGCTGGTCTTCGACATAGGCACCTTTCCCGCTGTCCACAGGAGAAGCGACTCCGGCAAAGGGATCGGCAACTTGAGCCGAGGCAGGTGTTGCTACGCCTGCAAAAGGATCTACCTGCGAAGAGGATGCAGGTGTGGCCACATGGGCAAACGGATCGGCAACTGGGGCAGGAGAAGGGGCAGCAGCTGCCGGCATAGCTACGCCAGCAAAAGGATCGGTAGGGGTCGTGGCCACATTAGTTTTTTACACGTACTTGGCCGTCAGGTCCAACAAACTTTGCACCAGAGGGAAGAGCTTTGAATGCAGGGTCAGTCGGGCTGCTGATTGTAGGTAGCTGACCCCCGGGAGAACTTTGAGACTGATCCCCGGATTCTGAAGTCAGATCCACAAGAGGTTTTCCGAGCATATAGCTCTCGATCCGCTGCGGGTCTGCTCCCTTATCGACGGCAAATTGAGCCTGAGACATGGCAATGTTGCGCTGCTGGGCATACTGATCATAGAGACCCTTGTAGGTGGCCGTCGAAGCCTGCAAGATTTTGGCCCGTTCAGAATCGGAAAGTTTACCACCCGTGGTCCAGCCTTTCAGGGTGCGCTGAACCTCCGTCCAGATGCCAGGATGACTCTGCTCGAATTCGACACTGGAAGGACGGACGACGCCGCCCGGATTAATGACGCGAGCCGCCATTGAAATGATATCGTTGTCCTCGTTGTTGGTCGTCTTCGGCAGTGTGGCTAATTTCTGCAAAGATTCAAACGGAACTGCAGTCTCGGCATAATTCTTGACCGCCGGATTCTGGTTGGTTTCGTACCGGATTTTCTCAAGCGAGGCTTGATCTAAACGATTTATCCGAGGATCCACAGGACTCGGCTGTTGACCTTCCGGCGTAGCTTCGATGGTCCCTGTTCCCGGGTTGAATCGCCACAAGCCGCCGGAATTCGGCCCCAGCATGTTCTGGTAGGCTGGCACAAGGGCGCGAGCCTCGGCGAGGGGGTCGAGGACGTTGTTGTGGATGAACTGGGAGGGGTCGACGCCGATCCGCATCGCCATCATCAGATCTTGTTCCGTGGCGGGGCGGCGCATGGTGCCGGTTTCCGACCGGACTTGGCTGTCAAATGCTGTTTGCGCGTCTGCCACGGTAGCTCCGGGCTGATGCTGGCGCCATGCCTGGACGAAGGCTTGTTGCGCCTGTGGGGGCAGTTCTTGAAAAAGAACAGGTCCTTGGACTTGCTGCGGGTCCACTGTCATGGTTCCAGGAGTCTGGGTGGACGGGGCAACGGGCGGTGCGGGTGTTCCAATTAGCGGGGACACTGGGGCACTGGAAACCGGAGGTACCGCAGGAGCAGATTGGGCCTGAGGGGATGGAGCAGGTGTCGCGGAAGGAGCTGCGGGAGCCAAAGCCGGAGGCGTGGTAGGATTAAGGGCCGGTTCTGAAGGAGAAGTGAGCCACTTTCCGGCGTTCCAAGCTACGTGAGGCAGAAGATTCGCGCCGGCACGTAGAAAATCGCCATAACCGCCAGCTAAAACTGCTCCATTACTCTTACCGGGAGCTGCCTGGGCATCGTTAAAATTGATCGGAAAAGGATTGGCTGCGGGGGCGGAAACAGGAGCGGAAACAGGAGCGGCTCCGCCTGGGGCCAGCGGGGGGCCTGGAGTGTACGGATTATCCATCGGGCGAGGGGCAGGAGCTGAAGGGCTCGGCGGAGGCATCGGAGCCAGGGACATTCCTTCGTCCTGAGGAGCAGAAGCTGCGCGGGGGTGCGTAGGGCTAGGGTGAGCCGTAACGGTTCCGTCACCTGCCACAGCGACAGGTCCAGGCTGGATGGAAGGATCAAGAGTACCTCCGCCGGGGGCGGGTTGAGGCGGGGTGCCTACGCCGGGCGTGATGTTTTGGGCAGTGAACCCGGGCGAAGACCCTACCAAAGTTCCGTCTCCCGCCGCTTCAGACTTCGGAGAAGTGTTGTCTGCGGGGGCGGGTGGCGGAGAAGGTTGTCCGCCCAAGGCCGGGGCTGCCGTCTGGGGGATGGATGGGGGAGTGCCGCCCGGCTGAAAGCTCGAAGCGTCCGGCTGGTCGACGGAAGGGCGGAACTGTTTTTGGTAATTGAAAAGATCCTGGGCGCGCTGTTGCTCTCCTGTCATGCCAGCAGCCTCTGCGCCTTGCAGCTTAATATCGCTGGCGCCTTTCTGTTGCTGCAGAAGAAGCTCCGCACGGCGTTGGTCTTCCGTACCGCCCGGCTTGTACATGTTGTACAGGCTGGAGATATCGCCAATAGTTCCCCGAATACCTTGACCCGCTTGGGCAAAAGCGTTGTAGAAACCTTGATTTCCTAGAGAGTAAAAAGCCATATTACATGAAAGCAGCCATCAGTTTCAGGAGTCCGCCACCACCCCCTCCGCCACTGCCGCCACCGGTGTATTGTTTCAGAAAATCCATGCCATTGACATCCTTGCCATTGATTGGGGCCTGCTTTTGCGGCATCGCCATCGGATCAAGTTGTCCGGCATTTGCTCCGGCCTGGTCGGAAGCCGAGGGACCAACTCCGGAAGCTGCGGCGCCCGCGGAAGCTCCCTGTCCGGGCTGAGAAAGGCTTTGAATGGTGTCTGTGACGTTTGGATTGGTTCCGAGCCCCGCAGCCATAGCTGTAGGCGGAACAAGACTCTTCTGACCCGACTGTCCCATCGGATTAAAAAGGGCTGAATTCGGATCCTGCATCTGGTCCGAGAAAAAATTTCCCATGTTGTACATAGAATTATCCTAAAGCACTGGCGGCTCCCAGAGCGTAGTCGAGAACACCGGGTTTTTGGATGACATCGGGAGCGGCGACTTGGCCTCCGCCAGAAAGCTGCATGGCGAGCTGGGCGCTCTTGGCGAGAGGGTCGAACCCGACGGCGTTCGCCTGGGTGAGAAGGTTGGACGGAACATTTGCCGAGTACTCGGCGTTTTGGACCGACCGGTTCTGGAAGTCCCGTTCGCGGGTATAATTCTGACCGATAATTCCGGCTTGGGTGGCGTCACTGCGGGCGCGCGCCGCGGCACCGGTGTTGGTGAGCTGTTGGTTGACTCCGGTGGATAGGGAATTTCCCGTGCGAGCGTATCGCGACGTGATATCAGCCTGCTGGTCGCCAGCCTCGCGCGCGGACTGGGCGCGCATGGTGTTGATTTGGTCGGTAAGCTGCGGAGACCCGCCGAGATATTTCCCGTTGATCTGGTCGCTAAACATGTTGAACGACTGTCCCCAAAGAGGGCTACTGGCCTGGGTAACAAGACCCGAAGAAGCAGTAGCAGCGCGACTGTTCCACACAGGCGAAAGGGCTGCCCGCTGGGTGTATACATCGTTACGAACATCGGATCCGCCTGACCCTGGATAAAGAGGGTCGAACTGTGTCGCCTGAACGGTGGAGGTGGAAGGTCCGAAACTCATTTAAAAAGGTTTGGTCGTGTACAGGCGATGATTCGGCGCCCAAAGCTGGTAGCCAAGTTTGTCCATATGGTCGGTGAGCGGAGAGTTGTCGGGAATTAAAACTGCGGCTTTACCGTAGGCCACCAGGCTCCAGTCGGTCAATACCTGCATACCCCTGACGAGGTCCCTGGGATTCATCTGAGGGTGCCAGGAAGTCACTGCTACAGGGGCACCAGGGCCCCCGGCGGGAGGGACCGATATCATGCAGGCGTACCCGACCCACTGGTTCTGCTGGTTGGCCAAGACGAGATAGGGGAATCCTGGGTCGATTTCATGTCCAAACGTCTCAGCAAAATTTGCCAACTTATCCCAGTCGTCCTGGGACCGCATCTGGATCGGTCTAACTCTCATGCTGGGCAGTGTAGGCCATATCCCGGAACTTTATCGACATTTTTCTCATATGCCGGTAGCCGCCGGTGAAGAACGCCGTAAGAAAATAGAACTCGTCCCAAAAAGAGCGGTAGGCATCGGCATAACGTCGACGCCGAAGATCCGAGGTCTGCTTCCACCTTTCGGAATCGAGGTAAGCATTAATCGAGCATATAGCGATGGCGGACAAAGCAGGACTGTGTTCCCGCCAAAAGGGATTGTTGGAGACGTGGAGCGTCCAGTTGAGAAGTACTGATCCAGTTTTTTCAGAGTCAGCCGGTTTGTCTCGGTCGATGCAGTCGTCGAGTTCATGGACGAATTCTCCCCACGCGACAAGAAGTGCTCGCGCAGGTACGTTTCCGTTAGCGATTTCGTCATAAATTTTTTCCCAGTCAGGAGCGTTTGTTGTAGGCGTCATAGAGGTCGTAAATTGCCTTGTAGGCGTCGTGGCACCATTGGTCGTTCGCCTTCACGTAGTCCTTGAACCAGGTGGGAGTTTTATCCGGTACGTGAGTTCGCAGGGGAGCTGACCGAAGGTGAAGCCTTAAAAATTGCTTCCCATCCGACCCAGTACCCGAAACGAGCTGATTTTCCATTGGACTCCTACTTGTTGACTCGAAAAACGCACCCGGATGAACCGGCCACTCTTCCGAAGATTTGCCTGTCGTACGATTCCTCCGTACCCGCTGACCTCGACCATGTATGGATCGGTCCACCGGAGAGGACTATCGAGATTGTCTCGCGCACCTAGCTGAACTGCAAGTTTAAAAGGCCCCGGGGTTAACGTCTGAAGCACCTCGCACGCCAAGTACACACTCTCGATGTACTTGAAATTATAGCTGTCTCCGAAATCGAAATCCTGCGTCTCTGCTACGGACACTATCGCGGCACCGGCGCGGTCGTAGTTGAGCCCGTACACATTCAGGGTCGGGTCTCCGGTCTCGGGCTGAAACCCAATAAGCTGCAGCCGCTGGGCTTGGGCCTGGGTCGTCAAATCGTACCAAGTTCCCTGTGCAACCGACCACTCTTCTGTCTGATTCGTCCAAATCGGATAGACGCTGTAGTCCCACTGACCTGCGGCAGTGATAGCGCCGTCGGTCTGCTCGTCATAGTCGTCAAGGCTGCAGGTGTCCCAGCGATAATTGTAAACGAGTACCCTGCGCGGGCCGTTCGGCTGGCCGAGAACAGGGTAAATGACCCAGATCTCGTTGTTCTGTTCGACATGCTGTAAGATGATTGAATCTGCATTGGCGAGATCGATCTCGGCATACATTTGCTTTGTCTGCTGAGTCGCAACAGGGCGCATATCGAGACCTCCGGAATAGGCATAGAGTTCCCGATTTCCGAGGAAATAGATGATCTCGTTGGTCGACCGACACCAGGAATATTTTCCGAGCAATCCTTCATCAGAAACGACAATATGAGTATCGAATAGGGAGCGTCCGTAGAATGGGGTGCTGCCTCCCATCTCGAGTAACTGGATGCTGCGGGCCTTAAATAGAACCGCGTTGTCGCCCATCGGTACGACATTCAGAATGGGCCCGTTTATACGGTCGCCAGAATTAATTAGTTCGCCGGCATCGTTGGCCGGAATCGTGACCATAACCGTGGTCGAGGGGAATACTGTGCCTGACGGAGTAAGCCCGGTCAGGTTCAGAACTGTGGCAATGAGGGTTTGTCCGCTGATGGACACGATCTGGAAAAAGTTGGTCTGCAAAAACAGATCGATCCGTATATATTGCCCAACGACCAGCATATCGCACGGTTCGTTCACCGTGATCGTGACCTGGTCTCCGGGATTTCCCTGGGTGACGTTCCCATTGAGAGTAAAATAGGCATTGGAAACCGTTTCACCAATCGGCAGCCACATAGAGTAATCGTCCGCAGCACACCACTTGAGTATGTTTCCGTACCACCCGATGATATGCCCTGACAGGACTGTCACTCCTTCGAAACGGATCGATGGATCTATGCCTGGTACTTCCTGACACTGGTTGTACCCGGGCCAGAACTGCATCCGGGCTGAATTACAAGCGAAGATGGCCTTGTCGTAGAAATTGGCAGCCATCCAGCGGTTCTGAGGAGTGGCAGAAGAGCCGGAAAAAATAGAGGTAAGTCCGAGGGAGTAGGGCATAGTATTTAGAAGTTGAGAATGGTCTCGAACTCCGCGTTTGAAATAACCAATAGTCCGGACACGTTACCACTTAATAGCATGATATTACTATTAGCGGAACTGGTTATATTCTGGCCGACGACTCCGACGGTTTGAGTATTCGGTGACGGTACTGAATTTATACCAGAAAAATTTGCAGTGCACGACGCAGAGCATGTTCCGCCGATAGGAGGCGTGGCTGCGTAGTCGAGAAATACGGTTGAACCGGCCTGGGTCACCATGCCGAATCCAAAGAAATAAGCCTCGTACAGTATATCAGCGTCTACTAATGTGTACGATCCCGGAGGAAACGTCATCTTGTATTTTACCTGTGCGACAAACGGGTACGGTTTAGTAAAAGTTCCGATAGAGTAAGGGGCTCCGTCTACAGATATTTGGAAAATCGGAACAAGCCCTGTCGGGATAAGACCGGCTGGCTGGACGACGACGTAATTACGGAGCACCAGAGTCAGCGTACCGGATCCGGTTCCGTACGCGTTAGTGGCATTAATAGGAATTATATAAGTTCCAAGAGTGTCGGGCAGTGTGCCTCCGAAAATACCGGTTGTCGGGTCAAAGGTTAGGTCTCCGGGAAGACTGATGAACCCTCCGTAAGAAGTGGGATTATTGGTTGCCTGTATCTGATAACTAAAAGCATACCCTACAGAAAGGATAAGAGTCTCACTTAAGACTACGGGTATTAGAGGAGAAAAAGTCACTGTAACCTCGTCGGATGCGGATATAGTGCCGTCTGAAACTGTGAGCATGTACCCATATACTCCCGCGGTAGACGCTGTGATTCCGCTAGTTAAACTGGAGTCGTCTGAAAAAATAGTTGTTCCAGGTCCATATATTTGTGTCCACAAAACTGTCATTGTGGTGTTAGAGGGAACAGACCCGGACCCTTCCATCGTATAAGTTAACTCCTCCACAACTGCATCCGGTCCAGCATTGGCGTAGACAGTATCTGGGCCCACTGAATATAGATTTGTATCGTCTCCTAATACTAGAGCATTTTTCCCCTGTAGTTGAAGCATTTGAACCAGATTTATAGACGACAATCCTGCGGGAAGACCTTCCACAGATTGGTATCCGGGAGTGTTGTATAGCCTTCCGGCCAGCATGCGTACGTTACTTGCGACGACAATGGCCCGTCCCATGGCTCCTGCCTGGTTAGAAGGAAAACGAGTAACGAGACCGGCATCGGGGGCCAGGACGTTCATATCGATCCGTTTACTCATTGTGGTGATCCTATATAAATATCGGTCGAAGTGGCAAGAATCAGGAAAGTGCCGGGCATTGGAACCGAAGAACCGAGCTGCTGGGAGAAAAAAATTAAATTGATGGGGGACCCCAAAGAAACTCCTCCGAAGGGCTGGTAGCCAGGGGCATTCATTGTGGCCTTGTCGCGGAATCGCATATTCGACGCCACGACGACCGCGTCTTTAGAATCCGGCCCGAACTGCACCGTCTGTGCCTGCGTGGACTGGGGGGCACCCTGGGGCGCGGCGATCATGCCTGCCGATTCACTGGGAACCAGCGTGACAAGGCCTTTGGTGAACGAAGGGACGTCGACCTGGGCTGCTTTGTACGCGCGTTGCTGCGTAAAAGGGTACTTCGCGGGCTTCCGGGGCACTACTTGTAAAAACCCGAAGCCTGGATGATCAGATTGGATCCACTGCCTGCGTTCACGTCTGCGTAGACCTGAAGGCCGGCGTTGGTCGCGCTGCCTGTTCCGCGGCTGAAGGAGTCCTCCAGTACGACGCCCGAAGTAGACTCCAGAACCCGGGCGTTGGCCGTCAGCGCCGCCACAGGGATCGTAACAAAGGGATTAGGGGTTCCATTCGTATCGGCCAGCCGGACGATCGTGGTTCCGGTCGCCCATGCGGTGGCGCCGTCCACGCGCGCGATGAACTTGTTAAGATAAAGTTTCCTTCCCAGAAGAGGGCCGGAGCTGATCGGGGCGATGAGCTGAACCGGGGTAGCTGCAGACGCCGAAAGCAGTGTAGCCTCGGCGAAGAAAGGGAAGGCGGGTATCTGAGTGAAATCGAGAGCAAGAGAAAGGGTGCCGGACCCTGGTGTGACTATGATCCCGGTTCCAGCGGTAAGTGCTGCTAAAGCGTACCCGGCGCCGGTTCCGATAGGTATTTGGCCGTTCGCAGGGGCCGAGCTGAGTCCGGTTCCTCCTGTCGCGTAGGTTTCGACGGCACCTACCGCTTTGAAGGACCCTGCAGATCCGGTGGACACCGAAGTGACTTGACCTTGTTCATTCACAGTCAGTGTCACGTTGGTGTATGTCCCTGCAGTCAGTCCGACGATAGCCTCGAGAGCAGCTGAGGGGATTACGGCGCTATTCCAGGTGGCATTTTCCAGATTGAATAGGCCTCCGAAAAAAGTCTTGATGCGCTGCTTGATGTCGCGCATACGGTTGGCTCCCTGAGATACTGCGTCAGTATCTGCGGGATTGCTGGGATCAAAATCAGAGCCAAAATATCCTGCCATAATTCTTATCCTCGCATACGAAGGGTTACGCCGGCAAGTCTGATGCGCTCGTCGCGAACACGGGCCAAATTGAAAAGATAGTCGACCTCCTGCAGACAGGCCATCGCCAGGGGGTCGTTGATCGAGGAAAATGCTACCGCTTTGGCCCGGGCTATGACCAGCAGGGGCTCTTTGAGGGTGAAAGGGTTCGAGTCAGTGGGATTGTTGAGGGGCGCCTGGTGGCGGTAATACGACACGGAAAACTGCATGTTCTGGCCGACAGGACCAATCGTTCCGAGAACGCCCATTCCGTCGATGTAGTCGTACCACAGCGGAAACTCTGCGCGCGGTGTGACTCCGCCAAATTGACCGACCCCGCTGTTGGGGTTGGAAGCCCAATAAGGACCTGCCCGTAGACCTGAATTGTAAAAAGCCGACCGGTGAACGATCCGGCAGGGCCATTGGCACGGAGGATTCTGAGTGTTGTCGAGAACGAACGCGGCGGGGATCTCCCCGAAGGCCTTGAAGTCTTCAGGCATCCGCATGATTGATTGACCTTGCGGCCAGTTCAGAGTTCCGAGGGTGTGGCTGTCGGACCAGTCCCGCATTTTTTCGATTTCGAAGATGGCCTCGTTGACGAAATCTTTGTACGACGAGGTGATGTCGTCGCGCTGTACGCCCATCTGGACGCGGTTTACTACTTCTCGAAGGTTCATAAAAACGAAAACGGCGCCCCTGCTAGAGGGGCGCCGCCCTGCGTCGGGTGAGGAGACTGAAAATTAAACGCGGACAGCGCCAGGGGCTTTCCCGCGACCGACCGGGCTGTTAACCTTGTCGATTTCTTTGACTTCTTTCTCAGGCGGTTCCCCGCCGAGGGTCTTGACAAAGGTTTCGCGGCTGGTGCCGCTTTTCACGGTGGACTTGGCGTCCTTGGGGGTATTTGATTCGTTCATAATTTATCTTTCAGAAATGTGGTGAACTTTGGAAACTTCCCGAATCTTGGCTATCAATTCAGGCTCGGTTGCGATGAAAACCTGACCGGGCCAGTTAAACCTGGTCCCGTCAGCAAATCGAATCCGCTCGCGAGGATGGAGATTTTTCACGAAAGTGACTGGGCCTTCGGTTTTGACTTCCTGCTGGACGGGTACCGGTTCGGCCTCCGGGGGAGGTTGGGCGGTGGGGTCTTTGGGGTGGATCAATTCGTTTAAACTCAGTGCGTGTCGTGACATGGTCTCTTAGGTTTAGGCCTCCTGGTCGTTTAGGTCAAAGATTTTCTTCAGCCAATCCTCCGGTTACGCCGGAGGATTGATTTTGCTCAGACCGTACGCATATGCGTGGGACTCAGGGAAGCGGGTTTTCAGACCCAGCTTCGCGCGGTATTGCTCCTGGTACTGGTCAAACCCGGGGGTTTGGATGTCAGGCTGCAGGAAGAGCGGCTCGAAAGTCTTCTGGATGATATGGGCCAGATCGACCACAATCGCCCAATCGTTGTAGAACGACAGTTCCTTGAAGAGCGGGTGCATCGTCATCGAGATGAGACCGTAGGGGGTCATAATCTCGGTGATGTTGATGCCGAAGACGTTCTCGGTCTGATAGACCTGGAACCCCTTCAGCTGCATCGCGAAGGTGCTGATCGCGCTGTAGGCGCTGGGTCCGCAGAAAGCGACCTTGTTGTCGGAACCATACGTCATAAACGACTGGAACCAGGAGGCGAGCGTCGGGTAGTCGATACCCGTGCTTCCTTGACCGTTCAGGATGTTGTTCGGGGCGAACGTGTCGACGAGGACCTTGATGCCCCCGGTGGTGTAACGCCACCCATTGGCGCCCGCGGTGCGGCTCTTGGGCCCGAGCAGAAGAGCCAGCTCGATGTCCTTGGACACGATTTCAAGCGCCTGGATTCGGCGCTCGCGGAGAGGACCTTCCAAGTCCGTACGCAGGACCTGGCCCTTGAAGGCGTTGGTCAGCGAAACAGACGATCCGAAAGTCTGGATATAGTTGGTCGACAGGCCGGGGTCGGCGTAAACCGCCCGGCGAGGACCAGAACCTTCGTCCTGAGCCTGGGTGATCGTGGTGAAGGTGTCGCCGATGTTGACCGCAACGCCGGTGGAGCCGCCGAAGGCGCGGACGACCGTGAAGGCGTCCGTGGTCGGGTCACCATTGACGAGCATAAATTCACCAGACACGTTGTTCTGGAGGACTGTGCCGTTGGCGAAATAATTGAAGACCGACCCAGCGTTCCCGTCCTGGAGGGTGATCGTGGTCGAGGAGTTTGTCGACGTCGCGGTGGCGACGGACGTACGCAAGAGCGGCGGACGCTCCCACCAATTAAATTCCATGTTGTCCGCTGGCTCAGCCTTGAGGCGGGCCATGAGACCAAACAGGGTGGCGCCGGCATTCATGCCTTTGGCGTTACGAACAAAAACGGATTCCTGAAATTCTCCGACGAGATCATTCGAGGGAGCGGTGGAGGAACTGAGGAGACCAGCGATTACGGCCATATAGGTAGGTATTTATTAGGGGTTGTTTGACTGACAGTTTTGACAATTATCAAATTATTGAAAAACGTCAAAATTGTGGCCGGGAAACTGTCATACAACCTCTACAAAACAAAACCCGCCGGGCAGTTACGCCGGGCGGGTTTGTGGTGAAGGGTGTTTTAACCGCGCAGATCCATCGCCACTGCAGAGGCCCAGTTTTTAGGAGCCCCTCCCACAGGAGCCGCTCCCGGGGCAAGAGCTGCTGGAGGCGCCGGGGCCGCAGGCGTACGTTGTAACAGCACAGCCGGCGGAAGGTTAGGTCCGGGGGCGGAAATGTGTCGGGGTACGCCTGGAACTGCAGCTGGGGGGACCGCTGCAGGGGCCGCGGCTACTGCGGGGGCCGGAGGAACTGCTGCTGGAGCAGGAGCTGCGGCAGACCGGGAAACAGCGTCCTTCCACGAGGCGAATCCGACCCGTTTGGCTTGGGCGTCGAGGAGCTTGGACGTTTCCCCGTGCAAGTAATCGATGAACTGGTCTGGCTGCAGTTTGGAACATTGTTCCGGGTAGGTTTGCAGGAGATAATCGGCGACCTGGTTACAGTAATCGCGCTGCGTGGACATGTCTGGGTATTTTCCGAAAAACTGGGTTTCAATGTTGAACCGCTGGATGTTGATGTGCTCTTGGAGAAGCACTCCCACGCCGCGGCTGATTTCCGAAATGACGGGGTTTATTTCGTGATAAATACTGGTCCGAGCTTCGAGGACGGCGCGCGCCATGTCCGTCTGACGGACCTTGTTTAAGGTTGAAACAGCTTCGGGTCCGCCGGCCAGAATGTTGTCCATCTGGGCCTCTGTAAGGTCGGCGACCAGGTGCGGGGCGTATTCACTAACCCAAGCCGTTTGGCGGTCGCGGAGCTGTTCCGGGGTTTCGGCAGCGGGTTCCGGTGCGGGAGCCGGCGGTGGCGCCTTCTGGCGTTTCATCTCCTCGACTTGATCCTGGAGTTCTTTGATCTTCGCATCCAGAGGATGCGGGGGTTCTTCTGCCGGCGGAGGTGTGGCTGCAGCAGGCGCGGGAACTACTTCCGCGGGAGGGATAACCGGTTCAGGAACAGGAGCTGCTGCCGGTGTTGGGACGACAGGGGCTACTGCGGGCTTAACCGCAGGGGTCGGAGAAAAAGGTTCTGCGTCCAACTTCAACTTGGCCCGGGAGCCTTTAACCAGCTCGGCGATCGTGCTGCGGGGAGATTCCGGAAGTCCGAGCGCACGCTTCGGGTCGACCGTGGGGCGTACCGGCTGTTTCGGAAGTCCAATATCCAGCTTCGCAGGAGGAGAAGAAGGAGCCGCCTTCGGGGTAGCAGGTGTTGAAACCGGCTTAGGGGCGGCTGCTGGGGCCGACGGCGCCGGGGAAGGCGTGGGTAACGTGGTGGCGACGGGCGGACGATCAGTGGTTCCTAGGCTCATAATTCAGATGGTTTTCGTTTTAGAAGGGTGATTGCAAGATGTAGACCGTTTACCTCTCCCTGTCGACTGGAAATATTCTCAGGAGTGCATCCGTTCAAAGTATTTTTTTTATCGAGTTCGGTTTGTAATTCAACCAGGATAAGGTGACGTACCCGGACCATGTTATGAAAACTGGCCCAAAGTTCTTTCCGTTCTTCCGGAGTAAACGGGGCTATATAGTCGTCAGGGGAACTCATGCAGTTTGTGGTCTCACTTCAGGCGGTTCCGTACTAGGAAAACCGACTTGCGGCATTGTAAGACCTCCGCCCACGTCTTGGGAAGGAAGATTTTCACTGCTTGAGGGAGCCGGTGCTGCGGGAGGTTCTCCCGGGGGTGGGGGCATAGGGGGTCCTCCTGTCGTTGGAGGCGGCGCTCCCACTGGGACGATGAAATTTTCCACTTTCAAGCCAGCCTTTTTGGCGATGTTGTAGAGAAGCTTTCGGAGATCCAAGTCGCCAGGTTTTCCACCGAAAATATTCGGGAAAGTTCCACCAGCTTCGATTAATCGAATACCTGCGGCAACCGCGCGCGGGTCGAGGTCCGGAAGAGTTCCGTCGTGGGCGATAAAATCAAATTTTCCTTGGATAGTGTCTCGAGTAATCTGGACACCTTTGGAGCCCTGCAGCTCCTTCGGTAAAGACGCGACGTCGCCGCGAATACGGACCCACATGCTCTCCGGCTGAAATTGTTGGAAATTTGTAGTGAACCGACGAGTTTCTGGGGTCAGCGCCTGGGTGGATAAAAGTTTGGCGATGCAGCCGAGACGGGTTTTAGCCGCAGCGGTGGCGCTCTGTTCTCCGGTAGCACTGACGTCCTGCCCGGGCTTTCCTTGGAGCTGGTCTGTGGCTCCGGAAGTCATCGTGGAAAAATCAATAAACTCTTTCATCTCCGACCCGAAGTCCTTGGTCATGTCGTTGATCGGGACTTGCTTGATGATGTCGTTGATGTCCTCCCCGTCGGCCTGGGGAAGAATAGAAATTATTTTTCCTTCCGTTGTCGGGTCCAAAAAGTCCTTCAAATCCACCTTGCTGGTCTTGGCGATAAATACATTTCCGACCGTGTTGGCGAGGGCCTCTTGGTGCCGATTTTTCAGATAATCGATATGCTGTTGCATTGGCAGGAGCTGGAGCGCCCAGCTGGGTGTAAACTGGTAATGCGGCGAGGGCCGGGGTTCTCCTACAGCGTACGGGAATTCGTCGTGGGCAAAAGTGTCCATCGCGAACGACAGGAGGTGTTCTTTATTTCCAATCCGAAAAGAATATACCGTTGGCTGGTCTGCTGGCGATTGATCGACCTCTTCGTCCGTCGGCTGTTCTATATCGTAATCCTTCGGGATAAGTCGAATCCGTAGCTCGTAAACTTCGGTGATCCCTCCGTCATGGACGTCGGCCTTTACGCCGAGAGGGGCTGTGTAGTTTTTGGTTCGCTCGTACGCAGTTCGGGACTGCTCGGCAACAGTGGTGGAAGGAGTCGTGACTGATGTTCCTATACCTTGATTTCCGGTGGATTTGAGTCGCTCGACCGCCCCCTCGTCGACGTAGTTGGGGTCATCAACAGACAGCTGAGAATTCGCTTTTAGTTCGATCCATGGGACCATTTTCTTGTGTCCGCAGAATCGCATTTCCTGGAGTCTATATAGAGGAAATACAGGATCGCATATGAAATCGTACGGGCTGACGATATAGACTTTGTTATATCCCCCTGTGCGTACTTTCCGTTTTACCCATCGTTTAAATTTTTTAGGAACCATCTGGACCGCTGGCTCTCCGGTCTCCGGGTCGGTGACTGCCTGACCTGTAGCCGGATCTGTCACCTGAACGGCTTCCAAATCCTCCGGGTCGTCCAGTTCGACGCTGTCAAAAACAGTCTCCCATATATACTCATAGGATTCATAAAAAACTCCGCGGTTATATAGAAGAGCGTTGATCGTCCACATGAAGCCCATCAAAAACCAGGGCTGCTGTTCGTCATTCCACCGCAAAAGTTGATTCATCAAATCACTGGCATTTTCATCTTCCGGAGACCGGCCCTCTGTCTTGTGCGTTTGAAAATCGGCAAAGAGTGCGGACGCGATCGCCGTAGCCATTGTCGTTATCTGGGTCGACAGAACGGGGAGGACGAAATTACGTGGATGGCCCCGGTCGAGGGCCTCGAGATCTTTGCTACTGAGACGGGAATATCCCTGGAAGGCGTCGTGGGCGGCATCGAAGGATGCTGAATAAAAATTGAGGTTATCCTCGCCCAGCTTGATGTAGTCCTTGCACAGCTTGGTCAGCTTCATCCGGAAATCATCGTCCCGGGCGAGTCGGCGTGCGTATAGACGATCCATAGGGCTGTTTTAATAACACCAAAAGCTGTTAAGATAACAGCTTATTGTGCGTTTTGTAATTGCTGCTCATGCAGCTCGTTCTCCTGACGCTTGATTCGGATGACCTTCACCACGGGTCCGGGACGTCCGTCAGGACCCTTAGCCCGGATAACCGCGGTTCCGTTGCCTTGGTCAACGATATCCCAGGGCTGGTGCTGGGGGGCGCCTTGGGACGGCGAAGACCCGGGGAGACCGCCTGTAGGCACTCCTGGAGGATTTCCGGCGTTCCCACCGGGCCCCATTAGGGGAGGACCCCCAGCGCGAATCGGAGGCAAATCTGTGGTCGGCATGTTGGGTCCTGGGACCGTTGGGGCGACACCGCCGGGCTGGACCGGAACTCCCGGAGGCGGCTGGCCGGCAGGCATTCCTGGAGGCACACCACCCATAGGAGGAAGAGGATCCCCGCCGAGACCCGGCATCATGGGCGGAGCCGAAGCGCCTCCCTTGGCTGCCATTGCCTGTAGCACCATAGCCTGCATAGGACTCAGTTGCGGGATCATGGATTATTCTCCGAAAACGTCTTTGGCCGAAACAGTCTTTTTCTTCGGGGACTTCGGCTTGAACCCGATAGAGGCGTAAGGGTCTCCCTGGGGGACGGTTTTTCCACCAGGGGGAACCAGGTCCGGCTTGTCGTCGTCCGGTTCCGCCGTGGATTCTTGGTCGTCACCTGGGCCACCGATCGTCGCCGATAAGTCGCCGGGTGCCTGAGTGGAGTCGTTGCTGAGGTTGGTCAGATCGATGGACGGATCGTCCGGGCGCATCTCGCCGACAGCGGTGATCTGAGCCTCAGGAGCGTCCGGGGTCCCGGCGATCTTTACCCGAATTGTGGCGAGGCCAACAGACCCGGGCGGAAGATTATCTGCCCCGATTTTAGAGAGGGTGTCAGAAGGGATGGTGATCGGACCATCCGGATTGCCGTCCGGCGGTACGGAAGGAGCAGGGGGAGGGGTGGTGAGACCAGCAAGAGGGATCGGCGGGGGAGCAGCGGGGGGCGTAGCCATTGCTGACAACTACCACAGCCGCCGCGCGGGCGCAAGAGATCAGTCGCCTAAAGCTTCCTTCGGGGAAATCTTGCGGGGCTTTTTCTTGTACCGTTCGTAGCCGAGGCTGGTGTCCTTTTCGTCTTCCTCGTCAGACTCTTCCGGCTCGCCGGTGCCGGCTTTTTCAGGAGTTCCACTGGCTACGAGGTCGAGACACTGGGAAATTGTTTCCTTGCCTTTTTCGTTCTTTCGCTCGGTCCGTTCCCGGACGACAACCTCGATTTCCAGCTTGATACGGTCGCCTGGCTCGAATTCGTCCAGGCCCATCTTGGTCAGATATTTTGGCTCGAGATAGAGTGAAGGGTAACAGATCGGTACTGCATTGTCGCCGTCATAAAGGTCCTTGCGCTTGATTCCGAGAGATTTCATACCTGACCCATAGCACAAGGTCCGACACAGATCAATAATATCTCCGGGGAGGATTCACGTTGGGGCGGTGGGCTAGCTGACCTGCCGCCGCCTGAGTCTCCTCTACTGGCATCTTGGCCAGGCGGAGACAATTGATTACACTATACCTTAAACTGTCGGCGATGTGGTCGTAGATTCCGTCCTTTAGCGGAACGCCGGTACCATAGTTGGGCTCGTGCTCCTTAGGATATCGGTAGCCGCCGGACAGGGCAACTTTCAAGAGGGGGCATCCGATCGGGTCGACCTGGAAAACGTACTGACCGTGTTTGTTTTTCACTGTCATCAGACGGTTCACCGTGGCTACCGTTTTAGGCAGTCCTCGATCTTTAAACGTATAGAGGGGGTGGATGCCGTACGTGCGAACCACCTCGATTGAACTTCCCTTGTCTGTCTTGGCGGCTCCAGCGGGGTCGCAGTAGTCGAGAATACCGGCGCACTGGGTCCGGTCGTTCCAGAAAGGGAATTCTCGCGCGGTGGTTTCCAAAACGGTGGAGCACTGTTTTTCTATCTCAGAATCCGTGGCAGTTTCCTCGTGAAGAGCCCACCAATATTCGATAATTTCCTCCGTTTTTTTTTCGTCGTCCAGAACCTGAGTCTCCGACCAGTAGGCTGACCAGGTTACCGCCCAGCTTGTTCCAAAATCCCAACCACGGACCAGATAAGCCCCCAGCGGAAAAGGTAACCGTTCGCGCGCCGAAGCGTGGATCGGAAGCTTGAATGAGGAGTAGACTGGCTGGCCATCAAACGCATCCGCGTATTTCCCGTGAAGCATTCGGTCCAACATGGCTGGGTTATCCCGGTAAGGAAGGATGACATTCCTTTCAATATACCGCGGCGGTAAATTCTTTTCGTTTTCATAGGTCGATATATGCCAAAATCTATATGAAGAATCTGTACGTCCTTCCTCTGCTTTTTCTAGGAGGGCGATCCAGTGTTTAGTGCCGGGAGGGTTAGTATCTACAATAATTCCCCCGTCGCCTTCCTTCACAAAATTACCGAAGGCGTCCTTCCACCGTAGGCAAGGGAGGAGCATCTGGAAATCTCCCAGCTCCATCAAATCCGCCTCGATCAAAATCGCCATTGAACATTCGTATCCGCGGAGCTTGTTTCCCCGCTTGGCTTCGTCGGGAATGCCCCGGAACTCGAGATGAGAGCACCATTTTTCCCCCTCCGTCGCTAGCCAATTTTCCAGCTCAACCTTGCTCGGCTGAGTCATCATAAAAATGTTGTATAGGCGAACAGCCTCCTGGGACGGTAGGCGAACATTTCTTCCGCCGTTGGTGGACCGGAAAAGGCTTCCAATGGCGTTCCGATACAGCTCGCCGAGCCCGTCGTACACCATCTGGAAGGTGTCAATCGTGGTGGAATCCTGGGAAAGTTCTGTTTTCCGTAGCAGCAGAATCTTGGCGCCAGGAATATGAAAGGCGTGTCGAGCCACCGCCTCCATTGCCACAGAGGTAGTCTTTCCACTGCCGCGGCCTCCAACGAGCACGCGAATGAATGCGGTGGACTCGTGGAACTCAGTTAGGCTTTTCCCAGGCTTATACCAGGAATCGGTGGGCTTGATTACTATCTCGTCGGCGGGCATTGCCCGACCAAATTAGCAGCCGTCTTCGCCAAGTGCAACGACCGTTTACGGGCGTCGGGCTCGTCATACATCGCTACCGGTATTACTTTTCGAAAATGCTGTATCCCCGATTCTGAGGTGTGTTCATCGGTACCAGGAGAAACTCCCTCACGGTACAAAGCGAAAACTGTGCCTTCGAAGGATTGCACCAGCTGGACTTCATTCTCGAATCTCACGTCGTCGATTACCACGTCCTGGCCGGCCTTCTGGGCGGCGAGGATCTTCCGGGACATAATTCGTAGCCACACGTCCTGGCAGATCGTATTACGGCCCCATTCTGTGCCGAGGGTCTGGAGGATATAGCGAAGGGATACTCCGAGCCACTCGATTGTGGTCTCCTTCTCCTCGGTAGTCATCGTCCGTCCGTCTATGCCGAACCCCGCCAAGACCATGTCGTACAACGGGTCCGCGAAGGAAAATTTTATGAACTTGTGGAGGTGGACCAGGGTCCGGGCCACGGTACTTTTTCCTGTACCTTTGTAGGCGCCGAGTGCGATTAATTTCATACTGTCGTTTCCTCCAGGGGTACTTCGTCTTGGTTGATGTGTTTAAAAAAGGCGTGCTCGTATCGGCTAAACTCTGCCGAGCTGAGTTGGCCGGCGTTCACCAGGGCAGGCAAAAGCGGGCGCAATTCTTCATAGACATCCATCGTACCGAGGTCAAGAAGTTCACGTAGCGTGGCGTAATCTCCTTCTTCCAACTTGCCGGCCAGTGGTATTTCCTCCAGCCACAGCATCAGATAATCCAGCACCCATTTCCCGTCCCGGGCCTTATAAATAATTAGTCCGTTGGTGAGGGGACCTGGGGAGCCGTTGTACTTCCACCCTGGAATCGGGGGTTTGTCTTTCGCTAGAACATACCAGTAGGCGCCGATAATGTCCGGAGTTTGAGGAAGCTCTAGTGACTCGTGAAAATTGCCAGGGGAAGGACAGCGTGTCAGCATTTGGCTACCTTAGTATAGATAGCCTAGTAGTCAAGGAAATTTAGCGACGAAATCGTTGAATGTTCTGGCGGGATGTTTGCGGATATTCCGGGGTCGGAAGTTTACGCGAGGCAGACTTCTCCGGCACGGGATTGGTGGGGCGAAGATTAAGGGCGCCGCGGTCAGACTGGGGGTTTTTGGTTTCCATATCGATACCGTAACAAAAAAGCCGTCCCGGTTAAAGGACGGCTTTTATTGGGACCAGGGGTGGGCCGGCTACGCTCAGACTTCAGCCAGATTTTTACGCGGTCGGATTAACGATCGGGGGAACTGCGGCAGCTTGGACAGCCACAGGCGTGACTGCCGGCGTGCTGACGGGAATCGGAGCCGGGACGGACGTCGGAACCACCGGCACGGGACCGTTGTTCGGCGTAGATGTCACGGGCGCAGGAGCCGGCGTGACTGGGGTCGCTACCGGCGCGGGGGCCGGCGTAACCGGGGTCACAGGAGCCGCGGCCTTCAGTGAAGCCACAGTGGACGCCTTGTGTTCGACGAGGCCCTTCAGGAAAGCTTCCGCTTTCGCGATCAGGGAATCGAAATCGTTTTCGACCCGCTGAATAAACGTCTCATGGGGTGTAGCAGACGGTGCAGGAGAGGTCTGTGCGGGGGTGAGAGTCGGCTGCGCGCTTGCTGTTGAAGCAAGGCCGGCTGACACAGTAGGAGAAGGAGTTGTGCTCATAAGCTTTTGACCCTACAGCCAGGGGTGCGTGCTGGTCAAGAACTTCTACATCACAAAAAACGGTTCCAAAACGACGTACAGAGGCTAAATTAGGGCGAAAAACGTCGATATGGCGGCTTCCTTTCACCGCGGATCCGCGGTCGGTTGCGACCAAAATAGTGCCGTCTGGAAGCATAAAACGGGTTCCCAGAGGGTAAATTCGAGTGTCGACAGCGCATTGTCCTCGTTTTAGACGAGTTCCCTGACAATTAAAGTCGTTTCCGTCCTCCTGGGCGGCATAGGAGGTCAGCCGCATGTGGACTGTCTTGGCAGAAACAGGGGGAAAGAGGCCGGCGAGAAGTAGAACGAGGATAAGAATTCTCATCCGGGCAGTTTAGGGCAGCAGGGAGATCAGATGTCAATCACCGAACTGTCCGACAGGTAGAGCCGGGTCGACTTGGACTTCGGAAGAGGAGGCGGGAGCGCCTTGACTGGCTGAACCAGAGCCTTCCGGGGAGATGTGGGTAGGGCGACCTTCCCAGGGCCTGTCCATTCCCACCGCAGAAAGTAACACACGGTCGGAACCGGTCGCCCGGGCTCCGTATCGTCCATGTACTCCCGGACCGGTAAGCTGTCGGGCTGGAAAATTCTCAGCGACCCTTGGGAACTGGCAATGGCTCCTGATGACACCAGGATGGCTGCCAGGGATCGCTGGACATGGTGGCGGCACGTTGCGTAGGCATCAGGGCGAAGCTTGGACCATAGGGCCGGATCTGAGCCGATGGAGCATCGTTCCGAAAAAGGAGTGTACTGGTCGGCGCCGCGATCGGCTTCTGACTTTATGACGCGGAAAGCCGGAACAATGATATCCATCCACGACTGAACCTTCTGGACGAGATCCCGAGAGACAGGTTCGTAGACATTTTGACCGGGTAGACGCTCTAGCCAGGTGCTCATGGATAAACCTCGAATACGTGCCAGACAAAACCGTCTTGCTGAACCGTGGCAACATAATCGAACTTCTTTTCCTCTATTTCCATGCCGGTACCGAAAACACTAAAGAACCGGTTTACATGGAGTTTGGTATCATCGAACAGATACCAAATGCAAATATTTCCGGCTTGTATCTGGGCTGTTAGCACTTTGGCTGAAACCGGGATAAATACTGCCTGTCGATCTGTACGAATAATTGATTTGTGGATAATTATCATAATTTATGGTAAGTATTCCTTGACGACACGTAGTTCAGTTAAAAATGATTCGCGCAAATATGATGAGAAAAAGGACTGTAAACAGTCCGCCCATTATCCACCTATCCCGTTTCCAATCGCCGTACCACTTCATCGGCCCATTCATGGCGATGACAGCCGACCAACTCCCTACGATGATAGCTAGGCCGATCAATGGGTAGGCTGGTGCACATTGATTGCTGTCTTCGTGAAACCAGTAATCGGAACTATCACTCGTCATCTGATGACCCCAAATACCCCACCACACGAATGCTGCAATAATGAGTATACCATAGACTTTTATCGGAGTTATATTTTTCATACGTGTTTAGCGGGGATACTTACCTAATTTATTCCTGTGGGAAAAGTTTCTGAACTGTCGTCTTCCGAGGACGTTCCGCGTTGGCTTTCCCTGTGGTGAATCCCTCCTCGTACGCAGCATTCAGAAGGCCGGCAACAAAGTCGCAGCCATTCATGGACCCCTCGTACAGAGAGGCTCCATCCTTGGCCGCGGAGACTTTGAATTTATCCTTCGGGAGGTCCGTCGGGACAACGTAGCAGTACGTCATACGAGCCTTCCCTCCTGTTTGGCGTCCAGGAGTGCCTGGCGGCAGGCCCAGCGGGCCGGCAGCAGGAGCCGGGGAAAGTTCCGGGAACGAATGGACAACGCGCACTGGGGCTGCACGGAGGAGCGAAATTTAGGGATGCCGGTGAATTTCAAGATACCTCCAAAAATACGTCCAGAGGGCTGGAGTTGTGGTGCCAGGTTCCGAAGTCGGAGACTTGGATGAGTCCTCCGTCCGAAACGACGACGTTGCGGTTGGTGAAGCCTGCCACGTCAGGAATACGTCCCACCCAGTAGGCGGGCTTCCCTGCCCGGGTCACCAGGGGATGACCCTCGGCGGCCTTGATGCGGTCAAAAGGCGCTTTCTTTTTCATACTTGTCTCCAGGTTCGGGTTGTTTCGTCGAAAATCTGTCGCTGCCGGCGCACCTTGTGCTCGCGCAGGAGAAACTGCCACAGCTGGTGGCGGAGTCCGAAATGCTTGCGCGCTGCGGCCTTCGCCTGGGCCTCTTCCCGCTCTATCCACGGGGAGGCCTGTCCGTCCTTCACGAAGGAGAACCTTTCTCGTGGCTGGGAGGAAGTAGGCACGATTATTTTTCCTCCTCGGCACGCGCCCGGATAAAGGCCAACACAGCGTTGTTGGGTGCATAGCCGTCAAATCTCGGCAACGGGGTCCCAGGACGAGAAGCCAGGAGGATCTGTCGGGCCGCGGAAGCGGTTCCGAGAGACAACTCGAGATCTTTACCTCCGGGAGCCAAGGTACAAGTCCATCCTGCTATACAGTGGGCAGTGTCACAGGTATGCCAATTCGACATCTCCAATTTGCAACCGGTCCGCGTAATTGCCTCGAGGAGATGGGTATAGGGCTTTTCCCATACACCGATCTTTTTAATTTTATTGATAGCGGCAAGGTTTTCCGCGCTCAGCCAACCGATTTGGTCTTGGCTCAGCCAACCGATTTGGTAACGGCTCAGCCCACCGATTTGGTCCTTAGTCAGGTAAGTGGGGTCAGTTCCTTCAATAATTAGCAGTTGCTCGGGAGTAAATGTTTTTGTAGACATGCAAGGAGACTACTACACTAACTATGCTAAGTCAAGAATTATTTTCAGAGGAGAAACGAAAATAATCAGGTAAAAGTCCGTGGAGACTTCTGTTTAAAGAGCAGGCAAGAACCCCCTGCTCTCCCTGGTCGGGCCGGGCTACTAACCCCAGTTTAAGCGGCACTAGCCGTATGCGCCCCAAACTCGGCGGGCGAGGACAGGGCTTGAACCTGCATCTCCGAGGTCTTGGTTACCCGGCGACTTAATTTTTCGTCCACACGCCCAAACTGATGCGGGGGCCGGACTCGAACCGACGACCTTTTGCTTATGAGGCAAACGAGCTACCACTGCTCCACCCCGCAATAAAATTTAGGCCGAATGCTACCGTTACACTAGGCCCTCCTTTCGGAAAACCCCGGGAATCGAACCCAGACCTCGGCTTTGTGCGGTTGCTCTACCGTTGAGCTAGCGGATTTCAGGTCCGCCCGGAATCGAACCGGATATCACCACTTCCTTCAGCGCTTACGCGCTCATAAAATCCTACCCGGGTCCGGAGACAGTCCCTATAGGGGACATTCGCGAATAAGATTTTAAGAGCGCGCCGCCTAGCGATGTCCCCAACCACAACTTATCGAGGGCGGCGGTCGGCACCGGGCGGCGCACAGATTGAATTTAGTTCTTCATAGTATCCTTTGTCAATGGTCGCTTATCATTTCGGTGGCAGCCGGATGTAAATTTTAAGGTTGCTCTCTGGCCCGTTTCTGACAGGCACCCCACAGCGTTACCGGAACCCGGGTCTCATACGCTGTCGCGGCGAGCAGTAGTCCGAACCTGAGAGGAGCCTATACTAACTAAGCTAGAGTGTCAAATCTTTTGTTTGGCTTCCAGTCGAAAATTTTCCCACCACTCTGTGCCGGCGTACTCCTGAAAATACGACGCCTCATCCAGCATAACTGAGGCGCCTACTGGAAGACGGTATAAAACTCCGGAGATCATATTTTTCGGCAGGATGTCAGGCTAGGCCTGGGCAAGGTTCCAGCGACATTCCAGGCGCATCTTGAACGTCGGCTGAGTTTCAAATCCGCCATTGTAATGATCGAGACCGCGGTAGGCAAACCGATCGAAGCGAAGATACTCAATTATCAATTTGTGGCCGGGCGGTAACTCGTACCCGGTGGGTCCATCCACGATCCTAGGAAGCCTGGCCTGGATATATGGGCTGCCGTTCATACCTTGGTCCACATGTCGTTTCTCAGGCCCGTGGACCATCTGCTGGGCCAGACTGGACACGAGTCGGGGGAACACTAAAGGCGTGCACAATTCAACGGCCTCGTCTTCGGACAGGTAGCCGTATTTTCGGACCGTCGGGTGCATGGTTTCAACGAAGATCTGGCAATACTGGTAATCGGTGTCCGGACGATAAACCGCGCGGGTGAGGGCTTCACAAACTTGTTTCTCGTATTTTGTCATATATTTGAAAAGTTAAGATGCCGAGTGGGACTCGAACCCACAATCTCCGGGATAACGCCGCGTTGTACCTTCCCCGGCGCTTTATCCAGTTAAGCGACCGGCATCAGAGTTGTCCCTCGTCGTTCTGCCGTGGCTGGCCATGTCACAGCCCTTTGGACTCGGCAGACACACAGATTCGGTCGGTTTGACTTCCTGCACTGTGTAGGGACGCGCTCCTTTCAGAAGACAGGCTGGTAGTGGATTTTCGACCTACGTGGTCTCAGGTGCACCATCACCGCAAGCTGCCGCCAGTTCCTGTCTGCTGAAAGGAACGCACTGCTAGCTTCAGGGTTAGAGTCCCTGGCTCGGCAGTGCGCCCTCGCGTGTTTTTGATGTAGGCTTCTGGTCTCCCCGCCGGTCACCGCGTTTAGCGCACCTACTTTGCAGACCCATATTCCCGACTTTCAAGGTCCAAAATCCTATACCCGCTAGGGGCAGAGGCCGGGGATTTAAAAGTGGTTATTTTTTGAGGAACTCCTTTTTGTCGATCTTGAGGGGTTTCGTTGCGTCGGTATCAGGTTCATTCTCGACGCGGACGATCGACAGAACTTCGTTGACCGGAAACATAGCGACCAGTCCGCTGCCGCGATGGAGACGTATGAAATTCCCGGCCTGGGAAATGCCTTCAACATTTTCAAAAGTCTGGGACATAAGGTTCCGACATCTTACAGTGAATTTCGTCATAATTTTTGGGGTGGGGTGGGGGTTACTTTTTTGGATTGAGATAAAATATCCGGTCCATAGCAGAGCCGGTTTTTAAAAATTTCGTGCAGCCAGTTGCAACAGGAGTGCAGATATTAAATGTCCGGGATGCCTTTCGTTAAGAGGAGACTATACTAGCTATGCTATAGAGTCAAGATTTATTTTCTCGGAGTTTGAAAATTTTTTGGGAGGGTGGGTACTACCCCACAGGAGCCGCGGTTATACACCATACGGGCCACCAGCTTTTTATCTATACCTTCAGCTTTGGCCCTAGCTTCATCGCTCCATTTGGATGCCGGAACAACAGACAAAGTTTGTGTACCCTGCTGCTCGGGAGCGTGCCCGTGCAACAGTTCCCAATAGCGACGACCCCATCGGAGGCGCTTGTCGACGTCGTGGAGAAGAACCTCGTGGTGATCTGCACCGTAGCAGAAAAATTCCCTGAAACGATTTCGGCGGCGGGATCTAAAATTCACTGGGTAGAGCATCTGACCGAATAGCCTACACTAGCTACGCTATATTGCCAGAAAATACGCAGAATGTTTTTGTCCATCCCCGCGCGAACCCCGTACCAAAAGGCCGGGGTCAAAAGGAAAGATCGGTTTCCAGGTCGTCGCATTATGCTGCATGAGGAACTCCGGGCTTGTACACCGGTTCTATAACCCACTACGCTGCATAGGGTTACAGTGATCATTTCGCACAATATTGGATATATGAAGCCCTACTCTGAAGGGCCTACAACTGGCGTCACATCAACTACTTGGCGGGGCTTGGATACAATATCCGGCATGTTGACGATGACCTGGGTGAGGGACTTGTGGGCGTCCGGTTTGGCGCCTGGGTTGACGTTGGGTACGTCTCCCACTGCACGGTAGCGCAGCTCTTGTACTTGTGCGAGGCCTTGGGCTAGCTCTTTGTAACGCTTTGGGTCTGAAAGAGTGCTGCGGAGAGTGTTTCGGGCATTCAGAGCATCCTCGTGTTTTCGGCGAGCTGCCCGCTCGTTGTCCTTAGCGATATCGCTGGGGTTGTCGACGGTAATCTGCTCGGCTGTTTCCAGAGCAGCGGCGCGTTTATCCACTTCTTCTGCCCAGTAGACTAGTTCTATTCGAAGTTCAAGATTTGTCCTGACGATGTAATCGAGCTGATCCTCGAGGGGCTCGGTCTCCTTCAAGCTCTTCTCTCGGTTGCGCTGGACGACAGCGATGGACTGCTCGATTGGAAGCTTCGGGCCGGCGAGTTTCAGTTGATGACAGAGGCGTTTCCAGCCGTGCTGCGCTGCTTCTCCCTCGAGAGTTTTCAGAGGTATATTTAGCTGGATCGAGATATCTTCAAGTGACGATCCCTGGCTGAACAGTAGGAATGCGGCAGCATAATTGTAGGCGCTCACAACTTTGTTATGGCATTTAAAGTCTATTGACGCAATATAGTATTTCCTATGGATTCTGGTTTAGCCTTCATTTTATCAAAGGTGAGTGATCTTATAGACATTGTAGGGTCTAGGGCAAAACTGGCTAAAGTCTTGAAAGTCCAGAGGTCTACTATAGATCGCTGGTTCTTAGACCGACGAATTCCTGATCGAAGATTCCGGGAGCGTATTGATCACTTGCTTTTGGAGCTGGGGGGAATGTCGAGGGATGTACGACGAGGCCGGCGCGCGTGGCGACGATTCAAGCCGAACCGGGTCGACGGCTTCATTGATGGCGACGGCATCTAGCCCGCGTCCCTATACTTTTCTGGGGTCCGCGTCCCTATACTTTTCTGGGGTCCGCATTCTAGTACGTTTAAGCTACTTTATTACCCGTTATGAAAGTACCCTACTCTCCACTTGCGGTAAATTGCGGCCCCCTTAACATGAAGTAATACGTACACTTTGATTATATAATAATAAGTAAAGAGTAGATAGTGCGTCATCCTAAGGGGGCCAGAATCTACCGCAAGCCGTATTTTAAGTCCCTGTAAGGCTTTTCGATATATCAGATTGACAATTCTTGTATCCGACAATAGATTATCGACATGCTAACCTCTTCCATCAGTCGCTTCAATGCCGACCCCTCTATTGTCTTGCTCCGCTATAACAGTAGAGCCGCGCGTGGTTTCTCTGTTACTCCTCCTGATTGTGGCGTTACTCCTGAAGACGCCCTCGGCTTGGTTCTACCAAACCTCCAAACAACAGCCCAGATTTTGGGCGCAACCCAGAAGTCCCTGACCACCGCTTTCGCCTACGCCCGGAAGCACGAGTGGTGCGTCGCCGTGTACGGAGGTTATAGCTTCGCCTTCGTGGAGGACCTCAAACAGTACCCAGAGTTTGTTCCCATCTTCGACGATAACGACCGCCGGGTAAAAACAGGCGCCCGAACTTCATACAAAGACTGGCGCGAGTTGGTACGCCTGCCAGGCGCCCGAGTGTGGCGAATTCGTTACTACAAAACGGCCAAGCCGGATGAATATGTGGAGCGCCAAGATGACGGCTCCTTTAAGATCTACGTCGGCCAAACGCCCGCCCAGGCCCGCGCTCCCCAAGAGGTGCAGTCGTGAACCTCTTTCGCGTGATCCTGGAGCCTGTAGAGGACCCGGCAGACGGTCGCATCGTGTCCACGCTCCTCGGAGTCGTGCAGGGCGACAGGACGCACCTGGAGACGATTCTTCGCCACACTGTGAAGTCTTTCGGGACCGCCTCCGTTCCCGGACGACAGCGCCGCCGTGTGAGGACCCTCTGGTACGAGCCGAAGGTGGCGAATGTTCCCTTGGATGAGGTTCCGGATCTGGGTGTGGACTACGACAGCATGGGCGCCCTCTCTGCGGTTCTGGCTATCCCTTACACGACGTTATCCCAGACACTGGCAAACTATCGCCACCGTGGCTTTGTCGGGGGCGTCTACCGCGGCCTGGCGTATGCCTACGTGGACCAGATCGAGAAGTTCCCAGGTAAGGTGCCAGCGATTCGTAGAGCAGCCGGCGACGATAGTGTGGAGGTGATATTCGCAGAGAATGTGGTTGTCCGATCCGCTGTTCAGTCGCCGAGCGACGCAGATAACGTGAGTACAGATTAATTGAACCAAACAGGAATACACCGCCATGAGTCTAACTATTGAAACTCTTATTCACTGCAACGGCTGCGGTAAATGCTGGGCAGATTCGGATTGCCGTAACGAGACAGGAACTAAACAAAGGAAGGAGGCAAAGGAAGCAGGGTGGACTTGTAAGGCGCGACAAGATTTTTGTGACACCTGTTCCAAGCTGCCTCCTAATACCCGGAAAAAAACCTTTATTGGCCGCTCCAGTATTTATCGTTGAAAATAAATCTTGACGTAGCTTAGTTAGCATAGTAGTCTGTGAACTTCACCACTAACCAAAGGAATTGTACCCTATGAATACCCTCTTAATTACCAACGAAAATAAGTCTCAATACATAAACACCAAAGTTGTATTTGATGGAAATATCCGAATTTCAGCTTCCCTCGGGTGGCTGATCTTTGTATCCCTTTCTGCGACAGGTTATATCTTGGCTGAGGCAGGCACTGGCATCAAGGTAGGCCTGTCTATAGCGGCCAAATGGATATCTTCGCCCCTGCGTATCTTCGCCGGTCTCGTCTTACACCGGTTACCGACTCCTGGTGAACTGGAGATCCGGGCTGAAGTTCGTTCTGGAGTTGTTGCTCACGGAACCGTCGTTAAAAAATCTTAGTTTTAAACACCAACTGAAAGGAATTGTCCCCTATGAACGCATTATTTATCCCCCGCATAGTTTACACCCCCATCACGCGACGGCTTGTGTTGGAAGCACTGGCCCGCGCTGTCCCGGTCGCCGAGCACACCCCCGAATCGGCCTGTCAGCGTTTTAATTACTCCGGCCCCACCCTTCTCGAATACTCCACTGGTATCCGGGTCACGTTTCGTCCCAGCGAGATCCTACGGGATGGGCTCAACTACATCGCCGATCGGCTGGTATCGTGTCTGGTGAACGGTCGCAAGGAAGAATTTCCGGCCTATCACCTGTGCCTGGATGGTCAGGTCCGTATAGACCCGGACGACGTGCTATATACCCAGGAGCGGTTGCCCTTGCTGGACCACCGCGGACGCATCCCCGCTGATTACCGGATCGTCATTGGAGTCCGTCATTATCGCAAGGGAATTGGCTTCGATAAAGCCTCCCAGCTGCCGACCTACAACGTCGAGCTGGAATGCCAGTGGAGCCTCGAACCTGATCCCCGCAATACGGAGGTGGCCCGTGGCTAATCAAGAGCATGCAATCACATTTCAGCCTTCCCCGGGAGTGTTTTCTTTGGACGTTGCCGGCGAACAGCTGAAGAGATACGAGAACGACGGCAAGACGCCCGGCTATTACAAAGCCGTAGAGTTCCCTAATGAGAATTCTGCGCGCTTCTGGGAGACCAAACTGAATGAGGCCTTCGAGGCCGGCGCCGCCGCTGTGCGGGAAGGGAGGATTTCGTGATCTATGTCATAGAATACCTAGTCGTCGTTGTAGCTATGCTCCTGTTTCTATTCATTGGCTATCGTTACAAGTATACGGAAGCCGTAAAGACGGCTTCCCACTACTGGAGCAAATGGCAGCACTGCCTCTCTCAGCTGGAGTCGGAAAAATATTCTCGAGGAAGCTGGGAGAAGTCCTGTCATGCCGCCGATGAACGCGCAAACAATGCAGAAGCGCGCGCCGAGAAATATTTGGCAAGGCTGCGTAAATTTGGTTTGGATCTGCCGGAGGACGAATGACCGAGTCGCAAAACCAAGCCGCCCTAACGCTGTACCGCGCCCTGCGCGCCTGCCGCCGGGCCAAGCTGCGCAGGCTGGTACTGGACGGAGTTTTCTACGTCTGGCCATCGGACGCGAATCCCCAGGCCGATATAGAGATTATGGGGACGCCCGCGGCGCTGGAGAAGCATGGTCAGGCGGTGAAGGGCCACGACATGGAACTGGAAGGAGCAACTTTATGAGCAACGAACTTGAGTGGCATTTTGAACGAGGGCTATTAGTTAGCCACTCCGCATCGGGATGTGGACTGTTTTCTTACCGCGCCCAGTGGGAGGACACCCCAGAAGGGAACCGACTCGCGCACGCATATATAACTAGTCCGCAGGACGCAACTTTTGGCTCATATCCTACGCTAGACGACGCCATGAGAGCCTGCCAATCCCACCACGACGCCATCTGCGCGGCGATTGAGGAGGCTGCGCCAAAGTGGGTAGATTCAGAGATCTTATCGTGGGAGGGATACGTGTTTAAAATCGTGGCATCTCCTAAAATTAACCTTGTTACTGAACCCCCAAAGGAACAATCAAAATGAGCCCCAAAGGCCCCACAATTCCAAAATACGTCATTACAAGAGCCAGTGAAATTAGGAGAAAACATGGCACTTTATCGACTTATTTTGCGATAAGAGAAAAGAAACGGAAATCAAAATGAGCAACGAAACACGAGAGAAATGTTCGGAATGCGCAGGCACTGGAAAAGTTATGTACGGGATCGCGCCTGTATTTCAGTGCACGAATTGTATGGGCACGGGCTTCATGCCTGAACAACCTCTGGAAGCGCAAGCGCCAAGAGACAGCCGAAGTGAGCTTGACTATTATCGGCAAGAGGATTGGATTTGGCAGGCAGCCGAATCTATCGTCACGCATGCTGACATTTCGGGAAATACATGGGCACAAGCTGTTTGTAGCGTCCGCCGAATTATCGAAGGACTGGCGCCTAAAGACGTTGAAAAAGACGCGCAGCTTTCCGCTTCCCTCGCCCTTGGAACAAAGCAGGCTGAAACCGAATGCAGAATGGGAGCGAGAATTGTTGAATTACTAAATCTCCGAACTCAATTAGCCGAAGCTTTGAGAGAGGTTGTTGCGGAATTATCCACCGCTACTCAGCTTTCTCCCGGTTGCCAGAATCAGGTTGATTCCGCGCTCCTTGCTGATCGGAATCTTGATCTTGATCAATCCAAACATGAGCAACGGACGAAGCCTTGTACAAATCCTGAGTGCCGAGGCAATTGGTGGGTTAATATCGAGATCAATTACCAAGGGAAGGAACTCGCGTATCTTTACCCAACCAGAGACTCGGCAGATAAAAACGCTTCAGATAGACGAGTTGCGTGCGTTCATTTTCATTGGGAAAAAGGAGAGGGGATGGCCGCGCCTGATCCCGGTTGCGCCTTCCTCACGCCTAAAGATCAAGCTAATGCTGAGGCGTTAGACAAGTTGGCCGACATCGCCAAGGAATATCCCGAATTTATTGACCAAGTGGCTAGACCTAAAACCGTTGCCGAACATGCACGAGGCGAGAGTTTGACGACCCTCGTGCCCACCCCCGGAATTGAGATGCACTTTAAATGCCAAAAGCACGGATTGAAAGCTATGCGATGCTGTGAATCGGCAACGCCTATCAATGACGCGCCCACCTCTCCCAAGACGTTATGTGATATATACGCAGAAGCGATTCCCAAACACCCTCACAAAGTTACTATCGTCTGGGAAGACGGGCTTCAAGCCGTCGCAGACCATGCGGTGAGGGAGGCTTTATGTAGAGAGGGAGGCATCCCTTTAGACGAATTTGCAGAGGCTGGATGGAGTCATGCCAGATGCCTTGAAGCGTCACTCGCCGCCGCCCAAGCTCGCGCTGAGTCCGCAGAATCCTACATCGAAGGATTATGTGAATCGGCGGGTGTTAATTCGTCACAATTCCCCGCATGGGTAATGAGAAAGGTAATTCCTTTTACGGGCGATCCAGAGGCGCTCTCACTTCGTGCTGAGTCTGCTGAGAGGGACGCGGATAGGTTGGCTGAGGCATTGAAGGACGCCAAAGACTGCATAAGATCTGTGATGGCTAGCGCAGGGGATAAATGGATGACCTGTTGCGATATTGACAAGGCCATCGCCCTCCACGCCTCGTCGAAAGGAAGCAAGTGAACAAATCTACAACCACCAACTCAGACATAGGATTCCCTGGGCTACTAACCTGCATCTTTATCACCTTAAAACTATGCCACGTCATCGACTGGTCCTGGTGGTGGGTTTGGAGTCCGATTCTTATCCTCGTGGCTCTTTATCTGGTAATCGCTACAGTGTGTCTACTCTTCGGCATCTTGGCAGCTTTACTTAAATAACTATATGGGACAATCTGCATCTGGATCACTTGTGTTCGGTATAGATTTAGGTGACGCCGAAAATCTTCCCGAGGAATTTCTGGCCCGGTTCAATGAGGACGACGGCGTGGATATTAATGTACTTATCGGACTGGAGGCCAATATGTGCCCTCGTCCCGATCTTCCGTACGATTCACCAGAAGACAAAGCTTGGCGACTCCGTCGCGACGAGAAAAAGAAAACTTACCCTCTCGATTTGGTTATCTATGTCTCATATGATTACCCTGCGTACGTGCTGGCCGTGAAGGGCACAGAACAGGGCTTTGAGTGGGACTGTGCGGAGCCGATCAAGTTTCCATTACCAGCTGTAACTATAGGAGAAAAAACAGCCTTGCAGGATTTCTGCGATAGATATGGTATCAAATACAAGGAACCGGCTTGGTTACTAGTCGCGAGGTATACATGAATGAGCATTCTACGCCGATACAACCCGGACGCGCTGAACCGCCCGAACCACCGAGAAGCCTCCTCTTTAGGCGTGACCCTGAGAGACATGAGCAGTCAGCCACACCCGCAGTCCCTTCGAATAATAGTTTGGATTCGACAGTATGCCCAGAACGGGTGGACGTCGTGGGACGACCCTCGGCGCGTACTCCCGGGCAGCGCGCCTTCGACCACGTTCATCGCCCCTTAGACGGCGTGCTTCGTCAGCCCTACACCGTGGCCCAGGCCCGGATGAAGGTGCGGGAAAATCGCTCCCCGCAGGATAAGGCCTTGTGGGAGGCTATGGCCCAGGCGGTTCTAAAAACCGATTGACTTAGCTTAGCATCCGTAGCATCCTCGCCGGCATGAGCACTCTCTATCCCCTTAAGACCCGCGTCCTTATTCCCGCCATCGTCATCCAGTCGGATCCGGGAAACTCTAAAGCCGCCCCCGACCTCACCGTCCGATTGGAGACCAAGGACCACATGGGCAGGGACACCGAGTTGTTGCTCCACTCCAGCCAAGTCATCGCCCGCGTGTATCCCCCGGATATGATGGTGCCAGCAAACGAAAAAACCACCTTCACCGTTTCGGATCCCCTGATTGAGCTTTACGATCCTGCCAAGGATTATCGCCACCAAGCCAACCTCGCCGTCCATTCTCTCGAGCTTCACGAGGCCGAGCTGGACCTCCTGCAGATGGAGGCCCAGACTTTGGAACCCAGCCGCCCCGGCGCCTTATAAAAACTCCCGTGCTGAACCGTAACCCAGTCAAGATTGGCGACAAAGTTCTTATCGCCGGCACGGTAGTAGGAGAAGTAAGGGGCGTCCACATTATTGATTTTCCGGGAGTTGGAGACGCAGAAGTTCGCCTTGATTGGATGGCCCACGCTGAGAACTGGAAAGCGGCTGAACCTATTCAGCCGACATGGGGCGAAGCAGTAGCCGCAGATATCCAGGACCTGGAAGTCGACCCAACGCCCACGCCTGCCCCTTTTATTCTCGACGGCACACCCTTCCAAGATGCAGAGCAGGCCGTAAGCGTCACGCTTGGCAGTCACGCCAGCCATCTCCGGTTTATGGGCCTGGAAGAGGCTACTCTGCTCGCGCACGCCGCTGATCTGGACTTACAAATCAAGTCCGACGCGATCCTGCGACCCCACGCCCGGGAATTCAGCCAGCTCTTACTCGACCGGGTATCCATGCAGCTGGTCCTCGGAGAAGATCGGAGACTATATGGCCTGGCGTGACCTCGACCTCCTCAAGTTCCGTGTGGACAAGATTCGCCTCAGCGCGATCGCGCCGGAGATGCGAAAATATTCTGGCGTTCCGATCCGCCGAGACGAGATCATAAAACTTCTCGGCGAGCTGGGCTGCAACGTCCCCGACGGCGAGGACCCGGATATCTTTTTCGTGGTGCGCGCGGACGACTACGAGGAGATAAAGGCCCCGGCGCCGGAAGGTGAAGAACCCATTGCCACCGCCCTTTTGGGCCGGTCGCCCAGTGTGGCCCTGACAGAGGAAATGGTTCGGCACCGTTTCGAAGTCCAGGTGAAGAACCACAACGAGAAACTGGCATGAGCGTAGAACTTTTAGCAGACTATTGTTTTGTCATCCCATTCGCTTTAGGGCTTGGATGCGCTTGCGGGTTTATAGCTTTCATTTTTCTCTGCGCTTGCGTAGGAATTACTTTCAATAAAGACGAATGAAACCAGAGCCGAAAAAGTTTTACGCTCTCCACTACATGCCGACAGGCGGATATCTCGGCGAGCTAGGCGAGAAGTATCCGGTCGGGAAAAATTACCACCTCTACGAGCAGTCTATAGCGGAGACACGTCGCAGTAATTGCAACCATCCGGAAGAGTGGGAAGTCATCGTCAGCCCACGGCAAACGGATTGGCTTAAAGAACAATTTTACCAGCATTGATTATGGATATTATCACCACTGTACTCATCCTTTCTCTAGTCGTCGCGGCGTTCGTTTATGTCGCTATCGACAAGGGTGAGTGAAGATTTTTCTTGACCTAGCATAGCTAGCATAGTAGTCTCGACACATGCCTATTACTTCTCGCCCTCAGGCCGCAGGTAAATCCCATAAAACTGTGATCGAGGCTTTGTACTATGCCAAGTCTCGAAGCGTAAATGTTTATTACATCGTTAAGCTGGGACACAGTGCTGGCTATTATCTGGCGATTGCCTGTCAGGTTCTCTGGGCTAATCAGGAACCGTACGAGGTCGACTATAACCTCCGGTCCGTCCGGCTCAGTAACAAACGGGTTCTGGCCTTCAAGGAAGCCAACCCTCGGGTTCTGAAAAGTGTAAAA